TTGGCGGATATCGCTATTCCAAAAGGCTTGTGAAGACAGTGGCGCATTTCCAAGCGTGTTCTGGGTTCCTGTTGGCCAAGGTTTCAGAGATATGTCGCCCAGATTGGAAAGCTTCGAAGCAAAACTGCTGGCGACCCAAATCCGACACGGCGGGCACCCCCTGCTGAACCTTGCGGCATCCCACGCGATTGCGACGATGGACCCGGCGGGTGGTCGGAAGCTAGACAAGAGCAAAGCCTCACAGCGCATAGACCCGCTCGTCGCGGCTGTAATGGCGCTTCACCAAGTAAGTGAAGGCGAGGACGCAGAGATGCCGGAAGATTTAGGCTATTGGGTGGCTTGACGGTATTGACAAAACAGAAATCTTAGGCTTGCATTTTTTATAATTGCATTATACGCATAATTATGGCACGCAACCGTCCACCAAAGCATATTCGTAAGGCAACGGTTCCCCCGGCCCCACCCAAAGAGGCCGAAGATGGAAACAAAGACCCTAAACGTTGGTATCCAGAAAGCCGCTAACGGTAAAGACGCCATCTTTTGCGTATCGTCTGTGCATCCTGACCGTGTTGGGGATACATTCTCGGCAGAAGCTTTGCAGAAAATGGCAGCTACCCTAGACAAAGTCATCGCGCTGTGGAACCACAAGACGGATCAACCTTGCGGCTTCTTTTCAGACTTCTCATACGCTGGCGGTCGCTTAGTTGCATCGCTAAAGCTTGCTGACACCAACCTTGCCAAGATGATCCGAGCTTTACTGGACTCGGATGTGCCTTTGGGCGCAAGCTTAGGCTTTAGGGCTGATAGCAAGCAAAACCGCTACGGCGGGCGTGAATTTACGGGTAACGTTGACCTACTTGAAATATCAGTAGTCAGTACCCCAGCAAATTCTGACTCTGTGTTGTTGGCCAAACAATACGGGTTCCAGTCAGATATCTTCGATAAATCCAGCAAGGGCGCTGTTCAGTCGCCCGCTAGTTGGACGGCGGTCGAGGGCGGTATTAAGGCGACCGAAAAAGCCGAGACTATAACACGCTTAAACCAATCATTAGAAAGGATAGACAAATGTCTATTTCATTGAAGATTGAGCAGAAAACCGACCGTCTTGCATCAATTAAAGATCGTCTGGTTGAGCTCAAAGGCCTTATTGAAGATGCCAACGAAGAACTGACAGAAGAGCAAGTTTCTGAAGTCGACACCTTGTCGGAAGAAGAAGCTGCTGTTGTCAAATCGATTAACAGCCTCCGTAAAATTGAAGCTGGTCTTGCCGTAAAAGCAGCACCAACTTCGATGGGCGCTCCAGCAATCGTCTCACACGCAAACAAGTCCGATGACCATGATGTCATGTTCAAGGGCCTTGTCAGCCAAGTTGTTGCACACGTAAATCGTCAGCATCCGCTTGAAACTGCCAAGATGCTTTACGCTGGCGATGACCGGGTTGAAGCAGTTGTGAAAGCTGCCGTTGCTCCTGCATCGACTGACGTTCCAGCTTGGGCTGGTGCGTTGACTCGCACGGGTTATGAATCGTTCCTTGAGGACCTTCGTGGGGTTTCTGTTTTTGGGGCACTTCGTGCCACATCGACAAACCTCAACTTTGGCAACTTGACATCGTTGAGCATCCCACGCCGTGACATTTCTGGGACGCATGGTACTGATCTTGCTGGCAGTTTTGTCGGAGAGCTAGGCGTTATCCCCGTTAAGTCGCTGGCTCTGACAAGCACCACGTTGAACCGTTATCGCATGGCTGTAATCTCGGCTGCGTCGGAAGATGCTCTCTCGCTGGCAACGCCAGATCTTGAAGCACTCATCCGCCGCAACATGATTGCAGACACCGCGCAAGCGATTGACGCAGCATTGTTGGACAACTCAGCAGTTGTTGCTGGTGTGCGTCCTGCGGGTCTGATGAACAACGTAACTGCAACACCAAGCGCTGGCGTCACATCTGCGGACATCATCACCGACATCAAGGTGTTGTTGAACGCAATGACTACGGCAAACTTGGGCGCGCGTCCTGTTCTGGTTATGAACAGCGCCCGTCTTCTGGGCTTGGCAACAATCACTAACGCGGTTGGTCAGTTTGCATTCCGGAGTGAAATCTCAAGCGGTACTCTTCTGGGTGTCCCTGTAATCACATCTTCGTATTGCCCAGCTGGCACCGTCTTTGCGATTGATGCTGAAAGCTTTGTGTCCGCTCAGTCGGCCCCAGAGTTCAAGGTATCGGATCAAACCGTCTTGACAATGGCCAACGCATCAGGCGCTGCACCAACTCAAGCTGGCGCTGCTACCAACTTCACTGGTGGTGCCCTTGGTACAGCCGAGCAAGTTAAGCCACGCGGCGGTATCATCGTGGGTGGCGATGCGGCGGGCGCACCAACTGGTGCCTCTGTTGCTGGCTATCAAGCGATGTCGATGTACCAACAAGCTGCGGTCGCAATCCGTATGCAAGTTGGCCTGTCATGGGGCTCGATGCGCTCTGGCACTGTTGCTGCTATCAGCGGCGTTGCATGGTAAATTAAGGTGGGGCGGCTTCGGTCGCCCCATTTACCCATTAGGAGAGCGTCATGATTATCTGGGACGGCAAGCAACTTAAAGAAGTCCCAACCTCTGTTGGGCAAAAGATGGTTTCTGAAGGCAAGGCCATTGATCTATCCAAACACGATGGAGCGCATCTTGAAGGACTAGAGCGTATGTTTGCGCGTCCGTTCTATCAGAACAAGATGATGCAGACCAAAAAACCAAAGGCTATCACCCCCAAGGTTGAAGTCACCCCTGAGGTTGAAGTCACCCCTGAAGTCAATAAAGTGATAAAAGCTGCGCCCCCAAAAATGAAGGCATAAACGATGGCCGATGAAAAGCAGGGCTTTTTTAGCCGCGTCAGAAAGAGCCTTGGCTTTGGCGGCACAGCTTACCACCTCCCTGTCACGGGAGGTTATTTGCCTACTGAGTGGGGTGACAATGCGTGGAACTGGTGGCAGCAGGGTCTCGATCCGATTCAAGGCGGCACCAACGCAATCGTTGCATCCTGCATTGACGCATATGCTCAAACCATTGCGTCCCTTTGGGGCAATCACGTTCGCGAAGAACCAAACGGCGGCAAGACAATTGTCACATCTTCAGCTTTAAGCCGCGTCTTACGGAACCCAAACGAGTATCAGACGCGCTCCGATTTCATGCTAAACTTGGTTCGCGACCTACTTTACACAGGTAACGCCTACGCACTGGCAACGCGGAACGAACGCGGCGAGGTTACTAGCTTGCACATTACGCCTTCACGCGGTGTTCAAGTTTATATTGAGCCTGAGAGCAAGGCTGTTTTCTATGGCCTGTCCAGCAATGAGATGGTCGCAGATTACAACAACCTAACCATGCTTATTCCGGCGCGTGATGTGCTTCATGTTAAGCTTTACTCGCGCCACGGGAACCCTTTGATTGGTGTCAGCCCGCTTGAAAACCTTGCGGCAACCTTGGCGGCAAACAACGCCATAAGCCAAACTGCTGCGGCATTCTTCAACAACCAGGCGCGACCGTCCGGCGTCATTTCGGTAGACAGTGAGCGCCCACTTAGCAAAGAGCAGATGGCTTCACTGCGCCAGGCTTGGAACAATCAAAGCAAGGGCTTGAACTCTGGGCAAGTTCCGATATTGAATGCAGGGATGAAGTGGACTCCGATGACCATGACATCGCAGGACGCTCAGCTTATCCAAGCATTCAACATGGGCAAAGAGACTATCATGCAAGCCTTCCGCGTACCCCCAGCGCTCCTTGGTGATCAGACTGCAACCTATAACAATGCCGAAACACTTGTCTCGCAGTGGCTTGCAACTGGCTTGGGCTTCATGATCGAGCATATCGAGCTGTGCTTTGACAAGTTCTTCAAGCTTGGCCCAAGCAACTTTACAGAGTTTTCGACTGACAGCCTAATGCGGACCGATTTCAAGGGCCATGTTGACGCTGTTGTTGCTGGCATCAATGGCAGCTTGTTCACGCCTAATGAGGCGCGTTCACGTTTGGGCTTGGCGGCGGTACCAAACGGCGAGACAATTTATGGGCAGCAGCAAGTTGTTCCGCTTGGCTATCGCCCCGAACTAAACGAAACTGCGCCAGAGCCAGCGGCCCCGCCGCCAGATCCCGACCCTGAACAGGTAAAAATCTACGCATTGGCAGAAATTAAGAAGGCAATGAGCGCATGACAGAAAAAGTGATCTTTGAGGCTATCGGCCAAATTCTGAAAGAAGAGAAGACCGCCACCAACAAGATGATTGATGAAGCTAAGGCTGAAATCGAAAAGCTTATTGAATCACTGCCTGTGCCTAAAGATGGGCTAGATGCTGACCCGCTTTTGGTCAAAGAGCTAATTCTGTCTGACAACGATTTCGTTGAGACACTCAAGGGTGAGCGCGGTGAGGCCGCCGATCCTGCTATTGCCGCCGAGCTTTTAAAAGCCGACGAAGAATTTAAGAAGTCACTTATTGGCGCTGATGGTAAAGATGCAGATCCTGCTGTTGCTGCCGAGCTTTTAAAAGCTGACGAAGAATTTAAGAAGTCGCTCAAGGGTGATCAGGGTGAAGCTGCGGACCCCGCCGTTGCTGCTGAAATCTTAAAGGCCGACGAAGAATTTAAGAAGTCGCTTATTGGCTCACCCGGCGAACGTGGTGAAGATGGCCAAGACCGCTTTATTGTCGCGCCGCGCAATATTGACGAGAATGAAAAGCTAGACAAGAACGAGGTTGTCTATTGGCGCGGCGGTCTTTTCCAGACCACACGCAAAACCATTGGTTCGCCTGATAGGGATCCGCATTCTTACAAATCAATCCTGACAGGCATTGATGAAATTGTCAGTTATACAGATGTAAAATCCCGCGAGGTCGTGAGTGAAATTCGCTTGTCTGATGGCGCAATAAAGGAAATTCGCTCAGACCTTCCGGCTGGATATTGCGAACCTTGCGAAAAGCAACTGGCTGGCGATTTCTACATGGAAGGCACGTTCCTCAAAACTTTCGACGGTGAAACATGGTCTGAGATAGACTTGCGCGGTGGGCGCGGTCGAACAGGCCGTCAAGGCGAAGGCGTAGAGAAGGTTGCGCTTTCGAATGATGGCGTTGTCTTTGAGATGACAAGTGGCAAGTCATACAATCTGCCAATGATTGAGCGCGTTGCTGAATTTATCATGATTGAGTATAAAGACATCTTCGCGGACATGGCTGCTGCTGAAGTTGTTGATGTGCATCAGGAGATCAAACGCTTCGAAGGCACTTACAAGATTGGCAAGACATACGCTAAGGGTGACGTTGTTCGCCATCCTGCGGGCCTGTACTTAGCTCTGAAGAAAACAAGCGCTAACCTTGCAGACAAGGAATCATGGGCGCAGATGTTTGAGGTGTCCACTGCACTTGGTGGCGGCGGTGGCGGTGGCGGCGGTGGTCTTGGCGGCGGTTGGCCAACCACAGTTCTGTCCGACCTGAACATGAATAATTTCAGCATCACAAACCTTAAGACCCCAGTTTCGGGCCGCGATGCTGTCACTAAGGATTATGTCGATACAAACGGCGGCAACATTTCAAAAGCTTCTATTTCAACAACTCAATTTCTTGCTTTGACAGGCGCAAGCGATGGTGCGCGGATAGACTCAATGTTTGCTGGCGGCAGGCTTCCTGTTGCTGGAGACCTTGTGTTTGTCGGCTATGACAAGACTGCATCGGACAACTCAAAAGCTGGCATCTATCGCTATTCAGGAAACTGGTCGCGCATTGTTGATCTAAGCAACGGCGTCCCCCAGACGCTTGATGATCTGCTTGACGTTGTTGCGGTGTCACCAACAGCAAATCAAGTCATCGCTTGGAACGCTGTTACCAAGAAATGGGAAAGTCAAGACAATAATGCAGCGGCAGTAATTAAGCATTTCGCGGCAACTGCCGTGTCTGCTGCTGGCACTGCTGGCCAAACGGCTGAACAAATCTTGCTTGCTAAATACGCTACGCTTGCGGGCTCTGCCCCTCGCGCAGGCGTGTTTGCGGTTATTGAAAACGGCGCTGGTAACGACGGAAAGTTCAACGGCGTTTACTACTACGACGGTACTGTTTGGACAAAGTTTGCGCGTGAACTGAGCGCATCTGGCGCAGGCGGCTTAGTCAAGGCGTTGGTTGCAGATGCCGATCCCAACCTTATCACTACGCCCCAGCCGCTTGGCACCGCGCAGTATACGGTCGAGAACAACGCCAAAGAGCTAAAGATTGTCGATGGCGCCGGAAATTGGAATACGATTTATTCAGAAACCAACATCCGCACATTGATTGCCCAGTCCCGTTCGTTCAAGGGAACGGTGGTTGAGAAAGGTGCGACGGTTGTCGGTACATCTCCTCTTGACGTTCTTCCTGCCACCACGGCGCTGACCGCAACAGATGTCGGCACTTACTACGTTTTTGTTGGAACTGGCGGTCACGTCATTTTGGCAAGCGAGATTGGCGGCAGCGTATCCAATGTAGATGGCACAGTTTTGTCGCCCGGCGACTGGATTCAGGTTG